TCTGTAGAAGAACAAACTAAAAAAATGTTTGATACTGCTAAACAGTTATCTAAACAAACAGGGGTAAAGCATGAAGTAGATCATGTAAATCCTAAATCAAATGGTGGGTCAGATGATCCTAGTAACTTACAAGTATTAACAAAAGAAGAAAACTTAGTAAAAAATTCTGTACAAAGAGGAACGTATAAACCTATGATTGAAAAAATGTACGATCCTAAAAAATATCCAACATATCAAAAGGGTGGTGCTGTGGAAGATCAAACACAAAAATTATTACAAGAGGGTGGACTTAATGAGGAAGGTGGCACAGTAGATCCTGTAAGTGGTAATGATGTACCTGTAGGTTCTACACAAGAAGAAGTTAGAGATGATATACCTGCACAGCTAAGTGAAGGGGAGTTTGTATTTCCTGCTGATGTAGTTAGGTTTATAGGATTAAATAATCTTATGAAACTAAGGCAAGAAGCTAAAGAAGGTTTAGGTAAGATGGATCGTATGGGGCAGATGGGTAATTCAGAGGAGGCAGTAGAGGATGACACAGGAGAATTTGATACAGATATTGATAGTATCATTGAAGAAGTTGAAGCAGAAATGGCCGCACAGGAGTCTCCTAAAGATACCATAGAAGAATCTGAAGATAGTGATTTAAAAAAAAAGATTGAAGAGGGTGTGACAGGATTTGCTAAAGGTGGATTTGCTAGTGGTGGTCTTGAAGATGGAGAAGAAAATAAAAAAACAGTAAATCCAACAATTAATGAAGAGCTTCCTCCAACTGAAAAACCTAAAACTATAAATGAACAAGTAAGAGATTACAGATCACCTTTTGCTATGAAAAGGTTAGATCCAAGTAAAGGTATGCCTGATACTGAATCAAGTCAGATAGGTAGATCTTTATTAGGTAAAAAAGGATTTACATCAGCTAGAGATATAGTTAGTAGAAAATTTCCTGATATAGTAGATCCAACTAAAGATCCTAATATATCTACTAAAGTAGGAACATCTACTACTAATAAAATACAGCAAACTAAAGTAAAAAAAGATTTTAGTACATTTATATCAGGCCCAGAAGATTATACTAATCTAACTGGGGATGATGCTAAATCTAATATAATGAATCAATTACAACATCAAAATGAATATTTAAAAAGACAAGGACAAAGTTATCCTAATCAAACAGATATACCATTTATAAATCAATACATGGCTGATTCATTAGCACAAGCAGGTATTAAAGATCTAAGACAGTTAGGATATAAAGATGTAGAGCAACCTAAAGTATCAGCAGAATTAATTAAAAAAGGTGATAAATATTATCTTAAACCTGAAAAGGTTAGTAATCATTTAGACAGATCTAGAGAAAAATCTAAACTTATTGAAGTTTCACCTGAAGATGTAAAAACAACAAGCAGAAGTTTAGGTATGGGTGGAAAAGAAACTAAGATTGTTGGTTTAGTTCCACAAGCTCCAAAAAGAATTTTAATTAATAAAGATACAGGTGAACAAGTAGTACAAGGTAAGTATGGAGGAGAGTTAGGATACGAACAAGATACTACTAGAGCAATAGGTTATGGCATGAGATCAAAGGCTAAAGCACGAACAAATATAGAAGCAATTAATGCAGCAAATGATCCAAGAAAAGGAGTAAGATGGGGTAATACTACACAAACTGAAGGCATGACTAACTTTATGATTAGGTTTGACGAGAATGATAATGCTTTAATATATCCTGAGTATTCTGATACTTCAACAGAAAATTTAAATATGTTTGCTGCTAGTGTATTAGCAGGTGCAGCAGCTACTTATGGCCCAGGTATAATGTCTAAAGTAAGTAGTAAAATAGGTAGTGCTGTAGGTGAAAGTACTGTAAAAAGTATAGCTAATAAATTTTTACCAGAGTTTACAAAAGAAGGTATTGTTAAAGAAGTTAGTAAAAAAGCAATTAAAGAAGTAGTTAAAAAAGGAGCTACAAGTATTATGGAAAAACAATATCCTGGTGCTGGTAGAAGAAGATGAGTTAATGATTCCTCATTTAAAATAAAGAATCTATAATTGGCTACCTTATCCCCCCTTACAGGCTACGGATAGCCCCAATAAGAAGGAAGTACAAAATGGCTGAAGCAGCAGAAGTAATAGAAACACCTGAAGTTAAACCTCAGAAAAAGAAAGTAGTAGGCTTTGCTACACGATCTGCTAATAAAGAACGTATAGAACAAGAAGAAAAAGAATTAGAAGAATTAAAAAAACAGAATACAGGACAAGTTGAAGAAGAAGAAAAATCTGAACCTGAACCTGTTACAGCAGAAGAAAAAAGTTTTAAAAAAAGATATGGTGATTTAAGAAGACACTCACAAAAGAAAGAACATGATCTTCAAAAGCAAATAGATGAGTTAAGAACTCAATTAGATGCTTCTACAAAGAAACAAATTAAGTTACCTAAATCAGAAGAAGAGTTAGATGAGTGGACTAAAGAGTACCCTGATGTAGCTAAGATTGTAGAAACAATAGCTATTAAAAAAGCTAAAGAACAATCTAAAGATTTAGAAGAAAGACTTAAACAAATTAATACAATGCAAGATGATGCATTAAGAGAGAAAGCTGAAGTAGAATTATTAAAGAAACATCCTGACTTTGTAACTATTAGAGATCAAGATGAGTTTCATACTTGGGTAGAAGAACAACCTGAGTGGGTTCAAAAAGCATTATATGAAAATGAGCATGATGCTAATTCTGCTGCAAGAGCTATTGATCTTTATAAAGCTGATATGGGTATTAGTACTAAGAAAGTAACTGCAAAAGATAAAAGTCTTGATGCAGCTAAATCTGTAGCTACTAATAAAGGTAATCCTAATACTTCATCTGAAGTAGGAACACTTAAAGAATCAGATGTAGAAAAAATGTCAGCTAGAGAATATGAAGCAAATCAGGAAGAAATAACTAAAGCCATACAAAATGGTACATTTATATATGATTTGACAGGTTCAGCAAGATAGTACTTGACATTCAAGCATTTATATTTATAACAATAGTTCAACAATTACTGTAAGTGTAGTTTGCCCCTACACGGATACCAAGTTACACTTACAAAATTTTATAACGCAATATAACAATTTTCGGAATACCTGAAACTTGATTGCCCATATTATATAGCTTGTGACGGCATCTATATAATTTGCACCAATAAAGACAGCCCCTAGAATGATTGTGTAAGAAACTGCGTTGGATACTTATACTTTTTTTCAAGGAGAAATACAATGGCTTTTCCTAAAGCAACGGGCCATAACAATTTACCTAATGGTAATTTTAGCCCAGTAATATACTCGAAGCAGGTACAACTTGCTTTCCGTAAATCCTCCATAGTAGAAGATATTACCAATAGTGATTATTTTGGTGAGATTGCTAATATGGGTGATTCAGTTAAAATCATTAAAGAACCTGAAGTTTCTGTACAGGCTTACAATCGTGGTACACAGATTACTGCACAGGATCTTGATGATGAAGATTTCACATTAGTTGTTGATCAAGCTAACTACTATGCATTTAAGATGGATGATATTGAAGAAGCTCACAGTCATGTAAACTTCTTATCAATGGCATCTGATCGTGCTGCATATCGTTTAAGAGATCAATATGATCAAGATGTATTTGGTTATCTTTGTGGTTTTGAGCAATCAGCAAAACATGGTGCTGCTAATACAGCTAGAACTTCTTCTCCTGGTACTAATGCTGTTTCAACAGCAGGTGATGATGAGTTGCTAACTTCAATGAAGTTAAAGAAAGGTGACTTTGCTAACATTACTACTGGTAGTGCAGGTGAACATTCTATTCCAATAGCTTCACGTTTGCCAGGTGCTACATCAGTACCAACAGCAACTGCAAGTCCATTACAAGTAGTAGCTCGTATGAGCCGTTTACTTGATACTCAGTTTGTTGACTCAGCAAACAGATGGTTAGTAGTTGATCCTGTATTTGCTGAAATATTAAAGGACGAGGATAGCAGATTGTTTGACTCAGACTTTGGTGGATCAGGCTTACAGAATGGATTAGTGTTGAATAATCTACATGGCTTTAAAGTGTATATTTCAAACAACCTTCCATCAGTAGGAACAGGTTCTTCAACAACAGGTACAGCTAATCAAAATGCCAACTTTGGTGTTATTGTTGCTGGACATTCATCTGCTGTAGCTACTGCTCAACAGATTACTAAGACAGAAAGCTATCGAGATCCTGACAGCTTTGCTGACATCGTTCGTGGTATGCATCTTTATGGTCGTAAGATTTTAAGACCTGAAGCAATCGTTACTGCTAAATATAATACTGCTGCTTAAAGGAGAAAATAAATGGCTACAGTAGATCAATCAAGTGGTATAAATGGAGGAACACATCCTTCAAGAGCTATCCGTAAGATGCCTTACAAAATTGAAACAGATGTTAATTTAGCAACTGTTACAACCACTAAAGGTTCAGCTATCGGATCAGCAGACGTAATTCAAGTGTTGGATATTCCAGGTAAGTCTTTGGTATATGCAGCAGGACTTGAAATGGTTACACAAGGTGATGGTAAGTATACAGTAGATTTAGGTGTTGAAACTGTAGATGGTGATGTATTTGTTGATGGAGTAGATTGGGGATCAGCAATTGCTACAGGTACAATTACTCAAATGGCTGCTGCTTATCAACCTGTTGTACTTGGCTCTGATTTAACATTAGATCTTACTATTGGTAAGGCTAATACATCAGCAAGTGCTCTACCTACAACTGGTGTATTTCGTGCTTGGGCTGTTGTACAAGACATTAGTGATGACAAAGGCCCAGATGAAGTAGATCGTGACCAATTAGCTTAATGCTATATTGTTGATATATGGGTAGCTCTTGTTGAGAGGGTTACCCATTTTTTTTTAAGGAAAGATAATTGTGGCAATTACACAAGCTTTATGTACATCATTTAAAAAAGAATTGCTTGAAGGTAAGCATGACTTTTCTGTTTCTGGTGGACATACTTTTAAAATTGCTTTGTATAGTGCAGGTGCAGCATTAAGTGCAGGTACTACAAGTTTTACAACTACTGGAGAAGTATCAGGTGCAGGATATACAAGTGGTGGAGTAGAGTTAACTAATAAAACTGCTACTACATCAGGCACAGTAGCATTTACTAGTTTTGATGATGTAGTATTTTCTAATGCTTCTTTAACAACAAGAGGTGCTTTAGTATATAACTCAACTACAGATGGTACATCTAATACTACTAATGCTGTATGTGTACTAGATTTTAGTGCAGATAAAACAACAACTGCTGCTGATTTTACAGTAGGCTTTCCTACAGCAGATAGTAGTACATCTATTATAAGGTTTGATTAGGTATGGCTACTCAAACTATATTAGACACTAGTGGTGAGTTATATGGTGTTGCTGTATATGGAACATCTAAATATTCTATAACAGGACAATTAAAAGTTATACCTTATGGAGTAGAAGCAACCTCATCATTAGGTGAAGAAAGTATTACTGCAACACAATTTGATTATACAGCAGTAGCTGATAACTATGAAAGACGTAGAACAGTTCATGTACATAGATCAACTACATCTTCAGATAGAACAGTAAAGGTAGCTTAATATGTTTACATGGCCTAGTAAAGACCCTGATGAAACAGTAGACTTTAGTATGGATTGGTCAAGATATTTAAATGATCAAGCTACTATAGATAATGTTATATGGTTTGTTGATAATGCTTCAGGAACTAAAACTGAATTAGCTAGTGTTAATGATGTAGTAAATGGAATACAGTTTGTAGGTAAATCTAATACTAATACTGTAGCTACTATAAATGTAGCACTAGGAACTAATAATTTTAAATATAAGTTTAGTTGTCAAATAAGAGATACAAGTGGAACAATTGCTGAAAGAACAGTATTACTTCCTATTAAGGAAACATAATGGCATATAATTTTTTAGGACTTGTTAATGAAGTTAATCGTAGGCTTAATGAAGTAGAACTTACTACTTCTAACTTTGCTAGTGCAGTAGGATTTTATTCACAAGTTAAAGATAGTGTTAATGCTGCAATACAAGAAATAGATCAAGAATATCCTGAGTGGCCTTATAACTTTGTTGAACAAGAAGATACTTTAACTGCTGGTATTACTAGATATAGTTTTCCTGCTAATGCTACTGTTTTAGACTTTGAAAGTTTTAGGGTTAAAGAAGATACTACACTAGGTAATCGAACACAAAAGTTACAAGTATTAACTTACGAAGAATACTTAGATAGATTTGTTGAGCAAGAATATACAAGTGATACAAGTTTAAGAAGTGTTCCTGTATATGTAGCTAAAGGGCATGGGCTAGAATATATATTATCACCTGCACCTAATAAAGCTTATACTTTAGTATATGAATATTATTTAACTAGTACAGATTTAATAGATGCAACTGATGTACCTAAGATACCTGAGATATATAGAAATGTAGTTGTTGATGGTGCTATGCATTATGCCTATATGTTTAGAGGCAATACACAAGATGCAATGGTTGCAGAGAAAAAGTTTAAAGATGGTTTAAAAAACATGAGAATTGTTTTAATTAATAAAAATACTTATGTTAGATCAACTATGTTAACAAGAACACAACGTAGTACATATGTTTATAGATTGGCTTCTTAATGCCTGATAATCTACAAACATATGCTTTTGAGTTTAAAGGTGGATTAGTAAGTAATTTAGCACCTTTACAGCATGGTATACAACAACCTGGTACTGCTAGAGTATTAAAAAACTTTGAACCTTCAGTAGAAGGTGGATATAAAAAGATATTAGGTTATACTAAGTTTGATAGTAATATAGTTCCAGGTTTTAATGTTTGCAAAGTACATGGAGCTAGTCAATCAGGTACAACATTAATAATAGGGAATGTACATTTTACACCTGTAGTAGGAGATACTTTAACAATAACAGGAGTAAGTGGTACATACACAGTAGCATCAGGTGGTGTAAGTTATAGTAGTACAACTAAAAGAGCTACACTTACTTTAACTACTAGTTTAGATAGTAGCCCTGCTGATCAAGCTAATGTAACTTTTACTACTGATTCTAGTAAAGCTATTCATGGATTAGCTGCATGGGAATCAACAGTTATAGCAGTAAGAAATAATAATGTTTTTAGTTCAACAGGTTCAGGTTGGACACAAATAAATGTAAGTCAGTATGGAGTACCTAGAGTAAATGGTGGTAGTCAAAGTGGTGGAACTTTAAATGTTGATGGATTAACATCAGCACCACAAGTAGGAGATACATTTACTATTGCAGGTGTAGCTTTAGTTTATACAGTAACAACTAAACCTACAGTTAATGCAGCAGGTGAATCAGCAATAGCTATATCACCTGATTTAAATAGTAGCCCAAGTGATGATGCTGTAATAACATTTTTAACAGCAGCAAAAGTAAATGCAGCTACTAATATAAATAGATTTTCTAAATATAGAATAGGTACAACAGAAAAGATAGCAGGTGTAGATGGTACTAATTATCCATTTGTATATGATGGAACTACTTATACACCTTTAACAGGAGCACCTGATGATGTATTAGGTGCATCTCATACAGCATCATATAAGAATCAATTGTTTTTTGCTAAAGGAGATGTATTAACTTTTACTGCACCTTATACAGATAATGATTTTGATACAGGTAATGGTGCTGGAAATATAAGTGTAGGTTCTAATATAACAGGCTTAATTGCTTTTAGAGATCAGCTAATTATATTTAGTGAAAATAAAATTGATAAGTTAGTAGGTAATACTATAGCTGATTTTGTTTTACAACCTGTAACTAGAAATATAGGATGTATAGATTCAGATACTATTAAAGAAGTTGCAGGAGATGTAGTATTTCTTGGGCCTGATGGTATTAGATCTTTAAGTGGATCAGATAAAGTAGGAGATTTTGATTTAGCAGTTATATCAAAAACTATACAAAAAGAAGTAACAGATGTTATTTCTGGTAATTCATCTTTTGCTAGTGTAACTATAAAAAATAAATCTCAATATAGATTATTAGGATTTAATTCTAATATTAGTGATTTAAATGCTACAGGTATTTTAGGAACACAACTAGCAGGGCCACAAGGTAGTATGTTTGGTTGGTCAGAAATTAGAGGATTTAAAGCATTTGTTGCAGATAGTAATTATAAATCTAAAACTGAAACAATAGTATTTGCAAATACAAATGGTTATGTGTATAACATGGATTCAGGTAATTCTTTTGATGGCTCTATAATAGAAGCTACATTTGCATCACCTTTTGTAGCTTTAAGTGATCCTGAGTTTAGAAAAACTATTTTTAAATTACATTTATATACAGATCCATTAGGTAGTTTTGAAACTAATGCAAGTTTAAAATTTGATTTAAATGAAGAAGGTAGTGTTCAACCAGTATCAATACCTTTTTCAAATACATCATCAGGAGTTTCAGGTGTATATGGAAGAGTAACTTCGGCATATGGTACAGCAGTATATGGTGGTAGGTTAAAAAAGAAATTTACAGCACAAACAGTTGGATCAGGATTTAATGTTTCAGTACAGTTTTCTTCAAGTGATTCAAATCCTTCTTTTTCATTAGATGCTGTTACTTTAGAATATGGCACTTTTGATAGACGATAACAATGAGGTAATTTAAAATGGGTACAGGCTACACTAGAAACGATTCCAGCAATAATATTGCTGATGGTAATGTAATTAATGCATCAGATTTAGATGGAGAGTTTGATGCAATAGTAACTGCATTTAGTACATCAGGACACTCACATGATGGTACATCTGCTGAAGGTGGCCCTATTACTAAAGTTGGCCCAGCACAACAATTAGAAATTAGTGCTACTGGTTTATCTCCATCAACTACTAATACTTTAGATTTAGGTAGCACAGCTAAACAATTTAAAGACATACATATAGATGGTACTGCTAATTTAGATAACATATCTGCTGATGCAGCTAATGTTGTTGGAGCAGTAACATTAGGTTCTACTCTAGGAGTAACTGGAAATACTTCAGTTGCAGGTACTTTATCTGTAGCAGGAGAATTTACTTTTGCTACAGCAAATGTTTCTGGAACATTAGGAGTTGTAGGAGCAGCTTCCGTGGGTGGTACATTTAATGCAATTGGTAATACTTCTGTAGGTGGCACATTTACAGTAACAGGCAATGCTTCAGGTGCTGGAACATTAGATGTTAAAGGTGCAGCATCAGTAGGTGGTGCTACAACTATTACTGGAGCTATATCAGGAGCATCTACACTTGCAGTTAAAAGTAATGCTTCTGTAGGTGGTACTTTAAAAGTAACAGGTAATCAAGAAAACTCAGGAACATTAGAAGCTGTGGGTAATACTTCTGTAGGTGGAACACTTACAGTAACAAATGCTATTATTGCTAAAGATGAAATAGGTTCAGTTGGAAATGCTTCTGTGGGTGGTACATTAACAGTTACAAATGACTATGTAGGTCTTGATAGATTTGACAATGTAGGTGCTGCATCAGTTGGTGGATCATTTGTATTAACTGGAGATATAGATGTCGCAGGTGGTATATCAGGAACAACTACTTTAGATATTAGGCAAAATGCATCTGTAGGTGGAACATTAACAGTAACAGGTGGCATGGGTGCTATATCAGGTGCAAGTATAAATTCTTTAGGCAATGCTTCTGTAGGTGGTACATTAACAATAACAGGTGCTATGTCTGGGGCATCTGTTAGTAGTTTAGGAAATGTATCAGTTGGTGGTACATTAACAGTTACTAATAATCAAACTAATGCTGGTACATTATCAGCTATTGGTAATACTTCTGTAGGTGGAACATTTACAGTTACAGGTAATCAAGATAATGCAGGAACATTATCAGCTATTGGCAATACCTCTGTTGGAGGTACATTTACTTTAACTGGTGCAGGTTCAGGTGCTTCTACTTTTGATGTTAAAGGAAATACATCTGTTGGTGGTACATTTACAGTTACTAATAATATATCAGGAGCAGGTACGTTAGCTATTAAAGGTAATGCTTCAGTTGGTGGTACACTATTAGGTACAGGTGGAGTATCTGATGCTGATGGTAAACTAAGAGCAGTACCACAATCTAGATATCTTACTACAGCAGGTAAACATACTGCTGCTGCTACAGACGTAGGTAACTTTATACATTTATTTTCTTCAGATCAAACATTAGAAATACCAGGAAGTACTTTTGCAGCAGGAGATATATTTACAGTAGTTAGTCATGGACAGTCTGCTAATTCAACTACTACCTATTCAGCAGCAGAGGTATTAGCTTTTGTTGCAGGTGCAGAAACATCAACTGCTTTAATTACAATAGCTAATAATGGAGTTTCTTCAGTATTATTTACAAGTGCTGGAGGATGTATAATTACAGGAAATGTGAGTTAAATTATGACAGGTATTCATCAACTTTTAATGACTAATTTTGCTGCTGCTAGTGGTGGTGGTGCTCCAACTTCTATTGAACTATTTGTTTTGGCAGGAGGTGCATCTGGAGGTGGAGGAAATGTCGGAGGTGGCGGAGGTGCAGGTGGACTAAGAATGTTTACTGCGGCGGCTACTTTAACATTAACTGCAAGTACAACTTATTCTATCGGTGTAGGTGGTGGTGGTTCACAAGCTAATGGCATAGGAACTGTTGGAAATGATGGTTCTAATTCTTTTTTCTCTTCAACAGGAGTGCATATTGTAGCAACTGGTGGTGGAGGAGGTGGAAATGCAGGAAATACTGGTAGTGGAGGTGGCGATGCTCCAAGGACAGGTGGTTCTGGAGGTGGTGCTTCTGCTGATCAAATAGATAATAACAACGGCATTAATACAGGTGCTTCTGGAAATGCAGGAGGAAGTTTAAATGGAATTCCAGAGGGATTTGATGGTGGAGATGGATTAGATGGATCAGTCAATAGAACAGTTGCAGGTGGTGGTGGAGGTGCTTCTGCTGATGGTAGTGATGCTTCTAACTCGCCTAATCCTGCAACAGGTGGGGCTGGAGGAGCAGGTAAAACTGAAACTATAACAGGTTTAGATTTAGAAATAGGCGGAGGTGGCGGAGGGGGTACGGACTCTGCCTCTGCTGGTAATTCTAATTCCCGTGGAGGGGCAGCAACTCATGGCGGTGGAAAAGGAGCAACAAATTCTCCCTCATCAATTGATGGAGAAGCAGGAACAGCAAATACAGGTGGAGGTGGAGGTGGGGCAGCAGGTGATGTTGCTACGCCAAGTTTAGATCATGATGGCATGGCAGGAGGGTCTGGATTAATAGGTATTGCTTATCCAAGTAGCTTTGCTGACATTACTTCTATTGGTGCAGGTTTAACTGTTGATAAATCAGCAGATACTACCTTACGAACAGGTTATAAGGTTTATACGTTTACGGCAGGAACAGGAAATATAGAATTTTAAGGAGAAAAAAAATTGGCACACTATGCAATTTTAGATTCTAACAATGTTGTTATTCATGTAACAACAGGCAAAGATGAAAATAATACTGACTATGAACGAGATGGTAAATCATCTTGGGAAGAATGGTATCGTGATTATTTTAATGCTTCAGATTGTAAAAGAACAAGTTATAACACTAATGCAAATGTTCATAAATTAGGTGGTACACCTTTTCGTAAAAATTATGCAGGAAAGGGATTTACTTACGATTCTAGCAAAGATGCTTTTATTTCTCCAAAACCATTTACAAGTTGGGTTTTAGATGAAACTACTTGTACATGGAAAGCACCTGTTTCATATCCAACTGATGGTAAAAATTATAATTGGAATGAGGAAACAACTTCTTGGGTTGAATTTACAGGTTATGGCGAATGAATACACAAATTTCTAATAAAATAACAAAGGCTTTTATAGAGTTAATTAATAAACTAAGGAAATAAGATCGATCCTCTCACACTCTTAGCAGCAGCTAATACTGCTTTTACTGTAGTAAAGAAAGTTGCTAAAGCAGCAGATGAGGCTGATGCAGTTTATAGATCTTTATCTAAGTGGGCAGGACACATAAGTGACTTACAAGAATGGATGTCACAAGAAGAAGCTAAACCTTCTATCTTTAAAAAGATTGTATATAGTAAGTCAGCAACAGCAGAAGCATTTGATACATTAGTAGCTAAGAGAAAGATTGAAGAACAAGAAAAAGAAATTAAAAGTATGTTTTATGTAGGTGCTCTTAATCACTTAGGTATTAGAGGATACAAAGAATTTATTCATCAACGTAGAGCTATAAAAGCTAAGAGAGAAAAAGAAGTATATGAACAACTTCGTAGACGTAAAGCTTTCTTTTACAATACAACAATGGGTGGATCTATAACTATAGTAGGTACATTGTTAGCAGGTATGATTTGGTTTTTAATTGATATGATTAAAGAGGCAAGTAGATAATGGTTAGTTTAATACTTACTACATTAATAGTTTTTCATGAAGAGTATCAATGTAGATTAAGTTGGTATGAAGATGGTAAATGTATATATCAATGTCAAAATGGTT